GATAATTGGGAATTGGTCAGAAATGCGCCTGTATTTGAGAAGATTTCAAATCTCATTTCTATGGCTGCATCGATTGGACTTTGCAGTGTCACTAATCTTTCATGGTCAGTGAAAGGCATTGAGTTGTTTCGTGTTGGAAGTCTCAGAAAACATGTCTCTGCTATTGACTTTGTAGGGGCTACATTGGATACCATAATTGTGTTCATTGAAGGAGGATATGAATGTTTTAAACAACGATCTTTTGCTCCATTGCTATTTTCAAGTGAAGATGGTCATAAATTTGATTCATTGTATTTCACATTGATTGAATTGCATGAACATGCCATGGTTTTTAATCTTTCTACCAAACCGATTGAATATAACGGTGAAACACGCCCCATTACTGATTTGGAATATGGGACAATGTTGGATGAAGCTATTGAGATGGCCGAGCGAGCTTTCAAATCTGCTAAGGGAACTTGGCAACAATCTGTTCTTGAAAAACGCCTTACAGTATTGCGCACGAATCGTGCATTATATGCAGCAAAGCGTATTGATGGATCAATGCGGCAAGCTCCCTTTACGATTTATATTTGGGGAGAATCTGGTGTTGGAAAATCTACTGTCGCTCAGGTTGTTATGGCTGATTGTCTTCGAGCTGCTGGTGCTAATCCTGATCCGAAATTTACTGCTATTATCAAGGAGTCAGACAAATACGATTCCACTTTGAAAAGTGATACGGCAGGTATTTTTCTTGACGATATGGGTAACACCAAATCTGATTTCATGGAAAAGTCACCAACAGAACGTCTCATAGACATCAACAACAACATGATTACATACGCAAACAAGGCGGATCTTCATGAAAAAGGTAAAGTTGAAGTTCGTCCAAAAGTGCTCGTGGTTACTAGTAATGCTCCACTTGTACAGCACGGACGTCTGGGCTCTATCAAACCATTTTCTATTGTGCGACGTGGGGATGTCCACATTCGTGTCACCGTCAAACCTAAGTTTGCAACAGATGATGGGCGCTTGGATTCACACAAAGCTATGGAGGAATTTCCTGAGTCATCTCTTGTTACTGATATTTGGGATTTACATGTCTACACCCCAGATGAGAACAACAAGAAGTTGATGCTCAAGCCTGTGTTTGGAGGAATTGAAACCACTCCGGTTGGAATTGATAAGGCACTAAATTATCTTACCGACAAGTGCGAAAAACATTTCAACATTCAGCGTCTTATTGTTGAGAAAGGGCAAGGTTTGGTTGCGTCCAGGCAATATTGTTCTGGATGCAATCGTTCTTCCAATTTGTGCAAATGTGAACATGAAAAGCAAGTGAACTGTGATTTTTCCTTTGAATTTATTAGAACCAACATGGCTCAAATGAATTCAGTGTTGAATAATATCACTGTTCGCATTCCCGAATGCGTTGTTAATTCCAGTATTACCCAGAAGTTGTATATGATGTATCATTACAGCGACTTTTTGGATTTGGAAAAGCAAATGCGCCGGGATATGTCTTTTATTTTTGCAACCATCATGTTCATTTTGTGTTGCCATGGATCATTTACATTCTTTTACTTTTGTTCTTTCTTGACCATTTGTGTTGGATTATACGTGAGTGCTCTGGCTGCCTGGCGTGATGATATGTGTTCTCGATTGGCAAACAACCGTACTATTACTACAGATCTCTTTGCTTCATTACGCAGGAGCAAGGCTGTACAGTTCTTTTCTGTATGTATGGTTGGGCGTTTGTTGTATTCATGTGTCATGTTTCTCAAGTCCACACACAAAACTCAGAGCGCTTTGGCTCCCAGTTCCGTTGCTGAAATTTTGCAGCGTGATTCTGAAGTGAATCCGTGGGCTACCGTTGAAGCTTCCGAACTCCATGTTTCGGACAAGAACCGCAATATGACTCATGATCAGGTTATGGCACGTGTGCAGAAGAATTTGTTTCACATTACCTTGGTTGAAAACAATTTTTCACAATCATGTGATATATTGGCATTGGGTGGAACTTTGTATTTGTTACCACTGCATATCTTCAAGAACCGTAAAGATATGAAGGCCATGATCACAAAAGGAGATCCCACAAAGTTGAATTCTCAATTCAAAGGGTATGTGAGCATAGCTGCAATGAAACCTATCAAAGGGAAGGACTTGTGTATTGTCAATATTCCCTCTGGAGGCCCCATGGCTGACATCAAGCATTTGTTTCCTGATGAAGTCACTGTTTCTGGTAGTGCGCATTTATTGTATCGTAAGGCAGATGGCACTTTGAACAACGATATTTTACGTGCAAACTACATTCACAATTCCGAGGCTGGAGGAGCAGGATATCATTACTACGCACCCTATGATACGTTCACTGGAATGTGTGGTGCTATTTTGGTTTCTGCTTTTGCCAAAAGTTCTATTATTGGCATTCACCTTCGTGGTATCTCCGGTACTCCCAGTGGCAAAGCTTTGACTGTCACTCGTCAAGAGATTCTCGATACTGTGAATGAGTGCAATGACTGGATTGGTACCATGCCATCCCATGTGAATGGTACTTTTCCTACTACCCGTTATGAGAAGCAAGTGGTATCTACTCAAGATATTCATCCAAAGTCTCCCATCAATTTCTTGGAGCATGATAAATGCAATGTTGAATATCTTGGCCAGACACCTGGGAGGGTTTCACATACCAAGAGTGAAGTGATTAAGACTCCCATCTCTGACCTTGTTGAGGAAGAAACTGGAGTCCCCAATAAACATGGTCCACCTGCTTTCCATTCATGGAAAATGTGGCAGGAATCTTTGAAACATTCTGCAAACCCAGGGCCTGGCGTAGAACCGACACTCATTGATCGAGCAGTTGTAGATTACGCCAATGGTTTGATTGAAAAACTCCAATCTCCAGATTTCGCCGATTGGGTGAGAGATGAATTGAAGCCTCTCAACGAGATGGAAACTCTTTGTGGTGTTGATGGAAAGCGTTTTATTGATCCTATGAAGAAAGGAACGTCTAAAGGTTTCCCTCTTACTGGTGAAAAGCGAGAATGGATCTATCTCTTGAACCCCGAGGATTATCCTGATCACGAGTGTCCTGCTGAGTGTGATGCCCGCATCATGGAAGAGTTTGAAAAGATGCGGACAATGCTTTTGCGTGGGGAACGTTGCTATGCTATCTTCAAAGCATGTGTTAAAGATGAACCTACAAAAATTGGAAAGGATAAAGTGCGTGTGTTTCAAGCAGCTGATTGGGCATTCCAAATGCTTGTACGTATGTATTTCCTGCCCATTGCTCGGATCTTTTCAATGTTTCCCATTGATTCTGAATGCGCTGTTGGTGTGAATGCAATGGGTCCTGAGTGGGACATTTTAGCCAAACATATGCGAAAGTTTGGAGAAGATAGGATCTTGGCTGGGGACTACAGCAAATATGATCTCCGCATGCCTGCTTCTCTCATCATTGCCGCTTTCAAAGTTCTGATCAGAGTTGGAGAGGAATGTGGTCAGTACACCTCTGATGATATTATGATTATGCGAGGTATCTGTACTGAGATTGCATTTTCTTGCGTTGCGTATAATGGTGATATTATTATTCACAGAGGATCAAATCCTTCTGGACAGAATCTCACCGTGTATGTTAACTGCATTGTCAATTCTCTTTTGCTTCGCTGTGCTTATTATCATATGTATCCCGCTGAGGAAGGAAACCCTGAACCATTTCGTCGTAATTGTGCTGTGATGACTTATGGTGATGACGTGAAGGGTTCAGTTCGAAAGGGATGCGACTGGTTCAATCACATTTCCTATGCTGATTTCCTTGCTAGGCGTGGAATGGTCTTTACCATGCCTGACAAAGAATCAGAGCCCACTCCTTACATGAATGATGATGACGCAGATTTTCTGAAGCGTCACAATTTGTTCAGTGAGGATACTGGATTCATTCATGGTGTGTTGGATGAAGCATCCATTTTCAAATCTTTACACACCGTATTGAAATCTAAGTCTGTTTCAGCATATGATCAATCTGCCAGCAATATTGATGGAGCACTTCGTGAATGGTGGCAATATGGTCGTGACATGTATGAAAAGCGTCGTGCTCAGATGACACGTGTTGCTCAACGTGCTGGCATTTCTCATATGTGCAATGAGTTGGAAAGGACTTATGATGATCGCCTTGCAATGTTTAAGGAGAAATACGAATCTGCTTAGATATTGCATTTGGTCCTGGGATGACATTAAACTCATCCCACTCCGGAACCATCCGTAGTATAAGTTTAAAATGGTTGTGAAGTATTGGATACCATATGTACAGTATTTTTGTGGTTATTGTTGTAAATATAGGCTTGCTTCATATAGACATTCTCCCTGTGGGAATACCTGTTTTCACAGGAGACCTCGTCAGTCAAATAAATTACATGCAGAAGGTGCTCTGAGCGGTGCACTCTTCCTAAGTTCATAAATTGCTTACCACTCAATATAATGAAAAAGAAAATCAAGCGGAAGGAGACGCCGCATTTACAGTCTCCAAGACCCCCAGAGAATCGGCAGAACAGAACGTTCATTTCGTCGATGGTGACACGCCTTGGTCGTATGATATTACGGCAAGTCCTGATGAGACGACTAAACTTGCAGGATTTACTGATGCACAGCTCGGAGATTTCCTCAGCCGACCTATCAAGATCAAGGAGTATCAGTGGACGCCTGGCGTTGCGTTGTCAGTTACACGCTTCAATCCATGGACGGAATTTTTCAATAATGCTGATGTTCTTGATAAAATTAATCGTTATCGTAATTTGCGCTGTAATTTGCGCATGAAAGTCTTAGTGAATGGAAATAGTTTCTACTATGGTCGTGCACTGTTGACTTATAATCCTTACGTTCAGAACGATGAAATTACTGTCAATCGAACATTTATTGAAGAAGATCTCGTTCAGGCTTCGCAAAAACCACATCTTTTATTGGATCCTACCACTTCTCAAGGTGGAGAGATGCTCTTACCGTTTATCTGGCCGGAGAACTATCTTGACATTACTGCCCAAGGTTGGAATGCCAATATGGGAGAGGTTGATATTCATGATTTTGATGTTCTCCAACATGCAAATGGTGGTACAGATCCAATCTCTATCACTATTTTCTGCTGGGCCGAGAACCTCACTTTGGCTATTCCTACAACGGCACAAGTGAACAATGACGTGATCGTGAGTTTCACACCCCAGAGTGAGGTTGCTCCTCCCCCGAAACAGATGGCGGATTTAGGACGTTTGTACTCTATTCCTGAGCATGATTTGCCTCCTCCATTAATTAGGAGACATCCAGTAGGTGTTCATAGACGTCTTAAGCCTCTTGTGTATACTGATCTTTGTCCAACTAGTCCATATGAGCCACAAGGTTTTGTGGATGATTCTGAACTTGATGAATTTGGTTTTCCTAAGTCATATGATCAGCAAGCTGGAAAGGGAAAGAAGAAGGCCGTTATGAAGGCAAATAACACGACATCTAGTGATGAATTTACACGAGATGGTTTGATTAGTAAGCCAGCATCTGCAATTGCGAAAGCTGCTGACGCTCTTTCTATGATTCCTGTGTTAGCTCCATATGCCAAGGCTACTTCTATGGTATCTACTAGAGTTGGGGATATTGCACGCATTTTTGGATACTCCAGACCTCAAGTACTAGAGGACACCAGATCATACGTTCCACGTTACCTTGGAAATCTATCAAATGCTGATGCTCCAGAACCTTTGGTCAAGCTATCACTTGATTCAAAGAATGAGTTGTCTATCGATACGCGTTTAATGGGATTAGGTGGTGAAGATGAGCTTACTGTCAATTCAATTTGTCAGAGATGGTCTTATTTTAGGCAATTTGATTGGCCTGAGACTGCCGTCACTGATTCTATGTTGACTTCTATGATTGTTTCTCCCATCTATGGTAGATCAGTTATAGCTTCGCCTATTAATGAAATTCATAGTACTGCTTTGGCATTTGGTGCTTCACCATTTGATGCCTGGCAGGGTTCTATTAAGTTTAGGTTTAATGTGGTGTGTTCTGAATACCATCGTGGTCGTATCAGGATCGTCTATAATCCTACTACTAGCCCACCTGGTGCCATTCCTTTTAATCAAACTTACTCTACTATTATAGATATCTCTGAGAATAGAGATTTCGAATATGAAGTAAAGTGGGCTGATATTAGGGCGTGGGCTCAGAATCCTGGAATTGATGGAATTCCAGGAGCATCTATTTTTGATGATGTCAATCCCATTGTTGCTGGTAGCTCAGCTGATAATGGTTCGATAAGTGTCTATGTTGTGAATGAGTTAGCAACTCCATCTACTACTGCTGCTGACGTTAAGATTCAAGTTTGGGTTGCTGCAGGAGATGATTTTGCTCTATCAGTGCCCACTACAAAGAATCTAAGTCAGTTGTCTGTGTTCCAGGAGCAGTCAGAAATGGCTCCTGACGCACTTGCCACTACTATGGATAATTCTAATTCGCCTACGTGTTCCGATGAGGTTCCTTCCTTTGCTCCAGGTGAGACTATTAAGGAAGACAATCAATATTTGGTGTACCAAGGTGAAAGAATTGTCTCATTTCGTGAGCTATTGCGTCGATATCAATATTTTAATTCTTATTGGCCAGCTGAAGAAGGTACGACTACTCAAATGAGAATGGTTAGTTACAATCTTCAGGATTTCCCGTACTATCGTGGTTGGGAAGCTGGTGGAGAAGATGCAGGTATTAATTCACTTGCTGGAACTTCAGATTATAATTTCTGCACAATGACATTGCTCAATTACCTCACACCTGCTTTTGCATGCAGGCGTGGTGGATTGCGGCATAAGTATGTGTTGAATCAGCTAGGATCTGCAACTCGTGCTCTTTCTATGGGTGTCTCTCGACACAATTTGATTGGATCAGCTAATGTCGTGTCAACTCATCAGACTGACGCGGCACTTGTGGGTGATCGTCGTAAGGAAATTCAGGAAACTGAAAAGCCTAGCCTTGGTGGTAGCCATGCTACTGCTGTTCAAGTGCAACCGGCTTTAGAGTTTGAAACTCCTTATTATACATATGGACAACGTTTTGAACCTGGAAGAAGGGTCAATCGGTATGCTGCATTTCTGCCACATGCTCATGATCTTCACGTTGATGTTCCTGAGAACACAGCGGGTGCAGATTATCGCATTGACAGATATGTGTCAACTGCCGAAGACTTTCAACTAGGAATGTTCGTTGGTGCTCCAATTATGTATGCTTACGCTAATCCTACAGCGGCATAGTTTCAATCAACTGGGTCAGATTCATAAACTATAACATAATTCATAAAAGTCTTGTGTGAGGACTTTAAACTCACACCGTAAAAGTCTCTAGACAATGAGACAGGATACTCCTCGGTGGCCGAGGAGGGGCATGGAATGCTTTTTCCATACCTAGGCGAGATGCTTATGCGTCTTACATTTGTGTTACTTTGTAACTCATGGTTTTATATACTAAACCCTTGTAAGATGTTCGCATCTTGCTTGGGTATAGGATTTTTTACATGGGTCGCAAGTTTCTACAGTGTATGCCTGAAGTAGTATATCACTTTCTAACTGCTTTTATGTGGTTAACCAATCCACGCGTTGGTTAGATAGTGTTTGGGTCGCTTACGCG